AAAAAAAGCAGAAATAGCAGCAGAAAAATTGGCAGAAGAAGCAAAAGAAAAAGCAAAAAATGAAAAACAAAAACAAGAAGATATGAAAAAAAATGAAGAAACCAAAAAACAAATAATGTTAAAGATATTAAAAGAAGTATTAAAAAATGTAAACGCAGAACTACAACCACAACCACAACCACAACCACAACCACAAAAAAAAACATTAATAACTATTAGAGGTGTAAATCTTGTTGATTTAAACCAACGACTTACCGCCGCAAATAAACCTAATTTATTATATTATGAAGAACAAGAAAATTCCGAATGCGGAGCACACGCTATGAATAATCTTCTACAAAATGTAATATCAACCTTTCCATTAATTTTTGATTATAAAACAAATAGTTCTTTACTTACTAATGATAGTAATTATAGGTATATTTTAGATATGAAAAAATATTGTAATTTTATTTGGAAAAATATAGGACAAACCGAACAATGTCCAAACTCTGGTTATTACAGTGACGATATGCTTCAATATTTATTTAAGTTTTCTGGATTTAAGGTAACATCTATATGGAATACTGATATTATTAATAATAATGAAATTAATGATATGGTAAATAAAATACTTAATTTAAATGTTAATAAGTATCAAATAGGTGATTTTTTTACAGAAACTCATAATAAACCATTTTTTTTACAAGTCTATGAAAAACTCTTAGAATATAAGTGCGCAATTATTCAGACGCCAGACCCAAAACATTGGAGCGCTGTATTTTTAAAAGACGCCGTATGGTACCATGTTGATTCACTTTATATTAGAGCTGTTAGTTATACGAGTTCATTGGAAGAAATGGTAGATTATATTACAGATGATACCCTGAATCTGAATGCAAACCAAGTGATTTTGGTTGATATTACACAAATTAATGATACGCGATTTAATAAATTTGTTGTGAGTTTAAACAATATAGATATTACAGAAATACACAGATTATATTTGGAATAAATGTAATCCGCATAGATACATTTATACTGCGTCTTCACTTACCTTACTCTTACTGCGTCTTGTCCTCGATTCGCCGTAATAGATTTTCATTATATATTAGACCACTTGGTTTATAGGTATCAATCGGTTTATATTCTTTATTTGGTTTAGTAGATTCTATTGTAATTTTTCCACTACGATGAAACATTAATTCATTCGGGTCATCGCTCTCGTTGTTGTTGTTGTGGTTGTTTTTGTGGTAAGGATTACCGTCATTCGATGAAGATTTATCGACTTTATTACCCGTGCCATCAATCACCACGCCAGTTTTCTTCTTAATTTCATTGCGGACATATGACGGGCACCATGCTGCCCACGAAATGAGTAATAGATTTGGGTGTGTATATTTAACCACAAATCCGTTTTCGCGTAATTGGTCAATAATGTAGGCAGTACACGCCCCCGCATCATATTTTGGCACGCCAATAATTGTTTCAGGCATAACAAACCAGCAGAATTGTTCCTTGGTTTGTTGTCTTGAGACGGTTTTAATACGGGTATGAATACGATTTAAAACTTTATTGTAGAGAGATACCGTGTTTAAATCTTGTTGTTTTTTACGTTCGTATAAATCATCAAGATTAATTTTGGTCGAATCGGTGGTAGCATCCGTCAATGAAAAAATAGTTGTCATTATTTACATTTACATAGAAAATATATATAAATGTAATCCTCATTATTTACTAATCTAGTATTAACTATGAACCCCGTATTAACTATGAACCCCGTATTAACTAAGCCTATCAAACATTTAGTCTTGAGCGGCGGCGGACCGACCGGTTTACTTACGTATGGCGCCGCATCCTTTTTAGCTAAATCCGGATTTTGGCAGTTGTCCGACATTAAAACCATCTACGGATGTTCTATAGGCGCTTTTATTGGCGTCGTTTTGTCGCTCGGGTACGAGTTGGAATGGTTAGATGATTATTTCATTAAACGTCCGTGGGGGAAAGTCGTAGCATCTTCCTCGATAAGTCTTGTCGACGTCTTTGACCAAAAATGTTTATTAAATGAAAACTTTTTTAAAGATGCCATTTCCCCGCTATTGAAAGCAAAAGAATTAGCAGAAACTATTACCTTAAGTGAATTTTACGCGTTTAATAACATTGAAATTCATATGTATTCTACAAATATCAATACCGAGATATTAACACAAGCAGATATCTCCTATAAAACACATCCGAATTTGTCGCTCATCACGGCATTACGTATGACGATGGCATTTCCGGTTATTTTTCAACCAATTTTTGAAGAGACGGGATGTTATATTGACGGCGGGTTATTAAATAATTTCCCGCTGAATGATTGTATTGAACAAACGAAATGCGAACCAGACGAGATTTTAGCATTTAAAAATATTTGGAATATGAAAAATACGAGTATTAATGCGGAATCTTCGATTATCGATTTTGTGTTAACCATAATGAAAAAGATGCAATCCTCGCTTGATGGTGAACGACGCCAAGAAGAAATCAAACATACCGTGCGTTGTTTAGTCGAAGATTTAGATGAGTTTTCAAAATGGTTGGAAACGTTATCAATTGAAACATCGCGGCAGCAATTGGTGGAGAAGGGATATAATCACGCAAAACAGTTTATATCCAATCTAAAAAACAAAACATAATTTGTAAAGGGAGAGATTATACCTTGAGATTATACATTGATAATTTATACGTTGAGATTTATTTTTCACGCCAGCGACGATTTCACAAATTCAAGCAAGTTTTCTTTTGACGGTTTTGCGTCATATTCAATCACTTTGTTACCAATGACCATCTTAATGGTCGGAAATCCTTTGACATTAAACTTATCCGACGTGGTCGTATCTTTATCACAATCCACTTCAATAAAGTTTAATTTTACCCCTTTTATCGGTTTATCGGTCAATTCCGTTTTTAAAGAATTCCAAATAGGTTTGGCAGTTTTACAATGCGGGCACCAAGTGGTATAAAAGAAATATATTTCAGCGCTAGTGCCATCGCCTTTAGAAAATTCGTTATTGGCGACATATTCTTTATTTATCCGGTCGTGAACATAACGCCTATAGGTGTATACGGCCGCAATCAGAAAAATGATGGCAATGAATAAAACTAACAACACTTGTTTATTCCCAAGAGCACTCGTGATTTTTGTTTTGATTTCTTCGATTTTCATATATATAATAATTAGAAGAAATATAATAGAGAATATAACGTATTGTTTATATAGATATATAGTATAAGATATAGTATATACGATATAAAAATATCTCTCTCTTATACTATATCTTAGATTAATCCATATGTTGTTCAAAACAAAAGATGGTAAATACATTGAAATCCTAAGAAGTAATTATAAAGATGACCAGTCTTATTATAAGGCAATCATAAAGTTATTATAATATGCTAAATACTATATATCTTAGGTAAATATTGAAAATAGAACATATATTAATAATAGTAACATGCTAACACATAATCCATAACTCAATCTAATATTATTATTTAAATCTTTTGCAGAAGAAGTATTGTCGTTTTTTACCTCAAAGGAAAATTGCCGTGTTTCGGTAAAGTTTTGAAAGACGGCGTAGGTTAAAAGTATTAGAATTATGAATTTGCCTATAAAGGAAATTGTCGAATTTATTTGTAGCGGCGCAATCAGAAAAATAATAATAAATAATAACGCGATAACCAGAAGTAATTGCGTATTTTTAGTCTTTTCGTAAAAACGATGAATCGGTTTAGACATTATATATACTATATATATAAGTATATATTATGAAAAACCGCACGATGAGAAACAGCACTGCCAAGAAAAACAGCACCGCCAAGAAAAACAGCACCGCCAAGAAAAACAGCACCGCCAAGAAAAAGAAGTACGTTTTTACCAAAAAAGAATATTATAGCGGCGATGGAATGTTAACGACAGTATGGGGACCTAGTATGTGGCATTATTTACATACGATGTCTTTTAATTATCCGACCCACCCAACACCAGCAGATAAAAAACATTATCGTGATTTTATGCTTTCTCTCCAGTATGTTTTGCCGTGTAAATATTGTCGAATGAATTTAACAAAAAATTTCAAGATTCTTCCGCTCACCATATCCGATATGAAAGGACGTGAAAGTTTTTCGCGATATATTTACAAATTACACGAACTTGTGAATAAATTATTAGGGAAAAAATCTGGATTATCTTATTGTGATGTACGCGAACGTTATGAACATTTTCGGGCACGTTGTACCTTAGATAAACCGATCATATTTAACCCGAAACCGTCAGATGTGACGAATGACACGGCAGGCGAGAAAAACAGTACGAAGAAAAACAGTACGAGGAAAAACAAGGGTAAGAAAAAAGAAATTGAAAAAGGATGTACTGAACCTTTATATGGAAAGAAGTCTAAATGTATTATTAAAATTGTCCCGCAAGAAGAAAAATGCGAGACCTTACAAATTGATAAACAATGTATTAAACGGCGGGCATAAGAAGAAGCAGAAGCAGCAGCAGCAGAAGTAGCAGAAGCGTAATAACTTACATATATTACATACCAAATTGACTAAAATCGGTTAAAACGGGTCGCGGTAAATACGAACTATCATTGCGACCAGTTAACGCATTATAATTGGGGATTTTTTTACAATCAAATGCTGGTTCAGGGCAACGCTCGCACGGCGGGCACGGCGGAACGGGTGCGGCAGTACTTGCGGCGTTTGTATTACACTTGGAACCGTTGCCAACTAGATTTGACGAAACGGGGCAAGTCGGCACGACAATTTGAGATTTTAAGATGTACAAATCTTCACTACCCGGCGGTATTTCCGATTTGGAAAAACCCGAAGTGGCGGATAAAGAGGTATCTATCGGCATAGGCAGGGATGTAGAGGATGTCGGCATAAGTAACGACGACGAAGAATTATTTAATAATGAACCGGAATTATTGCTGCTGGTGCTGCTGGTGTTACTGGTGTTACTGCTGCTAGCGGTATTAGCAAAAAGTGTATTAGCAAGGTTGTTCTTGTACAACTCTTTTTCCATTTTTTCGTGGTCTTTTAATAATTTGGAAAATCTATCATCGACCGAGTTATCAAGTCGTTTTTTTAATTCATCATACGATAATTTATCGTAACTCGTCGAAGAGGAAGAAGAACTACTGCTCAGTGAAGATGGTGCGGTTGTGTTATAAGTAATGCCGAGCATTTTATCCACTTGCATCATTAGCTGACTATAAGCGGTCGCAACGTCTAATATATCTCGTTTAATCATAATAAAATCTTCCGGCGGGGTTAAGCGACTAAACAGATTATTTTCTTCTCGTTCATAAACGGTTTTATAATAAATGTCGCCATTATATTTTTCCTTACCGTGATAAGAGACAAATACATAAAACATATCTCGAATCACACTCGGTTTATTCATAATAGTGTAAGAATTACTAGATGTACTGCTCGATTGTAAATTTTGTATATCATACTGTAATTTACTCATTTTTTGACTAAAACTGTCTGTTAAACTTTTAAGGTCTTTTAATTGCTCGATTTGTTCAGCACTAAGCGCAATGTTTATTGTAAAACCCTCTTTTATTGTGCCTAAACCTGCCACGATAATAACTACCGTTAATAACCCGATTAGAATTAATAGCGTACTGGGTTTTATTTTAATGGAGGTTATAGATTTCAAGATTTTTGTTGGATTTAGTTTCATGGAAGTATGCGTATACTATACGATTCGAAAAAATAAATTATTTATTTGAATCACGATTAAAAATTGAAATATGGAGAGAATAAATATAGAGACTAAATCCTAAATTAAGTAATATGTTAAAAAGTAATATGCTAAAAACAAGTTATTGTAACGTCGAAGAGGAGGTTGAGGATAAGGCGGCGGCGGCGGCGGCGGCGGCGGCGACGGATGCCAGCGCCAGCGCCATCTACGAAATTGGTACCGATGAAGCCGGACGGGGACCTATGCTAGGACGGGTCTACGCCGCCGCAGTTATTTTACCCAAAGATGCGACTTTATTTAAACACGAATGGATGAAAGACAGTAAAAAGTTTCATTCGGAAAAGAAAATCAAAGAAGTCGCGACGTATATTAAAGAAAATGCCACAGCGTGGGCAGTTGCCTATGCGACGGAACAAACCATTGATGAATGTAATATCCGTAATGCGACGCATAAAGCAATGCATGACGCTATCCGGCAGATTATGGCGAACCCGAAGATAACCAGCAACCATCATAACAACCATAACCAGTCTATGACCCAAAATACATTACTGCTAGTCGACGGAAATGATTTTACGCCGTTTATGTGGACGAATACAGTAACCCAAAAAGAACAGAAAGTGCCGCATGTATGTATTGAAGGCGGCGATAATACGTATTCGTGTATTGCCGCAGCATCGATATTAGCAAAAGTCTCGCGTGATGCCTATATTGCGGAATTATGTGCGGCACATCCCGACTTGAATTTGGACGCACGGTATGGTCTGTTGAAGAATAAAGGGTATGGCACAAAAACACATATGGACGGCATAAAAAAATACGGCATTTCGCCGTTTCATCGTAAAAGTTTCGGTATTTGCCGCGACTTTGCCACTACGGCAGCGGCATCGGCACAAGCACCAGCACCAGCACCAGCACACGCAGCACCATAAAACATTTATGCGGTAATAATATCATATACCCGCAACGTGTTGCTAATAATAAAATGTACTACGTCAACATTTACCGCATTTCCAAACTGTTTATAGGCAACATGATCGTTGGTATTAATAATAAAATCATCCGGAAAAGACTGTAACCGCGCACATTCTCGCGGCGTGATGTATCTTTTTTCTTTCGCATAAATCGGGGTCTGGACAATTGCCACCAACGTCGGAAAGTATTCGCCTTTTTTCACGCGGATACCCGATTGCCGAAATTGAATGAAATGGTGAAAGATACTATCGTTTTCTTTCTTTTTACCTGCTTGCCATTCAAGTTTGCCGTACACTTCCTTTTTTGTTAACAGCGTTTGATGAGCAGTAATCCATTGGTCCCATTGTGCTTTATATTTATGATAGATAGGTTTGTTTTTTGTAATATATTCTTGCTTCCACGCCGGTAATAAGGCAAACTCATTTGGCGTATAAACCCGATTAAACTCATTACACATTATGGTCGGACTAAGATTTTCGCCGACTTCAAATTGTTGGATCATTTTATCCCAGACCGTCAATATTTCTTCATCCGCAGGCGCGATTTTATACTTGGCAGTAACGGTTGTATCTTTCTCGAAAATACGATCGAGATGAATTGGCGTGACGGGCAGCGGAAAATCCAGCGATTTATTTTTATCGTAGAGGTCGTTGCGAATACAAATAAACACGACACGTTCACGTTGTTGCGGCACGCCTAATTGATGTGGACTTAATTCAGTCGTCGTCACAAAATATCCCGTTTCGCGAATTCGCTGGATAATATGTTCAAACACTTTCCCGTCATCAATCTTTTTAATATGTTTTACGTTTTCTAAAAAGAGAAATGAAGGTTTTTGTCGCGCAGCAATTGATAAGATATATTCGAATAATTTCCCGCGTTTATCGTCTAATCCTTTCTTTTTACCGGAATTGCTGAAACTCTGGCACGGGAACCCGCCGCATAAAATATCAAATTGCGGGATGGTCGTAATATCAATTGAACTGATATCGCCGGCAGGTTTTAATTGATAATTTTGTTCATACGTTTTGCGGCACTGCTCGTCAATATCGCACGCAAATACGCATTTGGCATTTAAACGGTTCAGTGCTTGATGAAATCCGCCAATACCGCAGAATAAATCAATGAAACGTATATTCTGCGGGTCGAGGGTGGTGTTTGGTACGGCGGCGGCAGCACTAGCAACCGCATCTGTATTCGTTGACACATTAGCAGCATCATAATTCGTTGACACAGCAGCAGCAGCAGCAGCACTCGCACTAGCAGCATTTTGAATTAATGAAATCAATTGTGGTTTAGTTTTGGATTGACATTTGGTGATATTTAATTCTTGACAGCGAACGAGTAATTCTGCTTTAGTGTATTTTGCTAAATCGGCGGACACGCTAACGTTTGTTGTAGTAGTTGCCATTTTTAAAAGCGGTAAGATGTTTTCTACTATTTGATTTGATATAAATGTATTCAATTTTATATTTATATCATCGTGTTTTACGTTTAATAGGTTTTGTTGTATATTTTTTAATTTCGGCGCCGCCGTGACATACGTTTCTTTTTCGGTACGATTTTTGTCGCTTCTTTTTCCTCTTCTTCGCTGCTGCTATCGCTACTGCTGCTGCTACTTTCGCTAGCACTGATATGATTTTTATCGCCAATATTAATACTGATTTTAATATGTTTGGGTTTCTTATGTTTTAGATGTTTCTTACGTGTTAGACGTTTTGTTGGGGGGGCGCCGCCGCCGCTGAACTGACCTCCATCTGTTTTTTTTACTTCTGCTGCTTTTGTTAGGTATGCTTTTGTTAGGTCTACTTTTAATGCTGGGTCTACTACGTTTTTTCTTTTTTCTAAGTCTCCTTTTTCTAAGTCTGCTTTTTCTTCTACGTTTGCTTCTTTTTGTGCTACTACTACTGCTTTTTCTTCCCCCCCTGTACCCTTTAAACTCATATACGCTTTTCCCGTCTTTTCGTACTCTTCTTTTGCACCCGTGATTGGCATATTTAAAGTTTTATTAATATAATATTCCGCAACAGCATTTAATAACATATAAAATACTTGTTCATCTAATTTTGTTGCTGTAGGCGCTGCTGGTGCTGCTGATGCTGTAGGCGCTGCTGGCGGTGCTGATGCTGTAGGCGCTGCTGGCGGTGCTGATGCTGTATGCGCTGCTGTCCCAAGTAACTTATTGGTTTTAATAAAAGTCGTCCATTCATAATAATCATCAAAATATGTATTTACAACATCATATCGCATCATATTATTTTTGTTTAAAATGCCTTTTTTTTTTCCATATTCATTCGACTTTAATATTTTTAACCATTTTTTTCTTGCTAAATCTTTGTTTTCTACAGACGTAGTTTTTTTTAATATGTCGTCCTGATTTGCCTTTTTTGCTGCATTTTTTGCTTCTTCCTTTTCTTCCTCTTTAGTTGCCCCACCTTTGGTAGGTTCTTCATCATTACTTTCATCATCATCATCATCATCATCATCATCATCATCATCACCATCTGCTGCTGCTGCTTCATCTTCATCATCACTTTCTCCTTCACTTTCTCCTTCACCATCATCTTCATCTTCACTACTTTCATCATCATCACTACTTTCATCTTCATCATCATCATCTTTTTCACCACCTTTAAATTCTTTATATTTTTTTTTAAAATGTTTTTTAAGATTGTCTTTTGCCTCAATTAAATCTTCGAATTCTTTTATCATTTGTGCTTTTATCGCTTCCATTTCAGCACATTGCTTGTTGGTACACCAAGCAATTATATCGACATTCGTATCCGTATTTTTATCAATAAATTCTCTTACATATGGATTAATTTTATGGTTTGGATCGTCTGGTATTTTTTTATCAACAAGTGTAAGTGGTGGATTTACACTACCTTTTTTTTCCTCAGCATTTTCATTTTTTTTTTCATTTAGTTTTGCCATCGTAATTGCGTTTTCATCGATAGTAGTAGATTTTGTTTCGTCTTGGTCGTTGTCTTGGTCGTCGTCTTCACCTTCAATTAGATTACCATTTTCATCTTTTTTACCTTTTTTTTTATTAAGTTCTGTAACATATTTTTTGTCACTCGATGTGCTGAAATTAACGCCCATACTATTATACTATATTTATACTATATTTATACTATATTTCTATACTATATTTATACTATCATAATCATTGCCGTATATTTCAAAAAAAATTGAATATAAAAAAGTTAATATTAGTAAAGGAAACCTAACCGTTCCAACTCTTTCATCCGCCTCAGCATGAAGGTCCTCGTCTTTGATACTGAAACAACGGGTCTGCCCCAGAGTTATAATGCCGAATTGACAGATTTTGCTAAATGGCCGCATATTGTTCAATTAAGTTTCCTTTTGTATGATACCGAAGCGAAAGTGGTTTTAGAATATATTGATTACATTATTCGCGTCGGTCCCGAGGTGATTATTTCACCAGAAAGTATTGCGATACACCAAATTACGCCAGCACGTAGTCAAACTGAAGGCGTGCCAATAGTCGAAGCATTAGCAGTGTTTGAAAAGACGCTAATCGAAGCAGATTTAATTGTCGGGCATAATATTAGTTTTGACAAAAAGATGTTGATGGTCGAACTCTTGCGTCATCAATTACCGAACTTCTTCTACTTTGCGAAAGGCAGCAGTAGCGGCAGCATTAGCAGTAACACTAGCGGCATTAGCAGTAACACTAGCGGCATTAGCAGTAACACTAGCGGCATTAGCAGTAGCAGTCGCCGAGTTCAGTATGCCGAATATTGTACAATGAAACAGACGACCGAATTATGTGCTTTATCGGCCGTGAATAAAACAACCGGCAAAACGTACTGTAAGTATCCGACCTTGAGCGAACTCCACGAGCATTTATTTAAATCTAAACCGAATGGCGTACATAATGCTATGATTGATGTTTTGGTGTGCCTCCGCTGCTACATTTATCACGTATATAAATATGATATTGCCTCACATCCTGCCGTCCAAGAAACGCTGCGCGGATTATATAAGAGTTATTGCTTAGAATAGATGTTAAATAAAAAAATAAAAAAATAAAAATAGGTTTATTTTTTTATGGTGTCTAATAAAATTCATTTGCTTTAACCGGAACACATGTCGCATCCGCCGGCGTCTGCTGCTGCGCCGGCGTGTGCTGCTGCGCCGGCGTGTGCTGCCGTTGGCGTTTTTTGTGTCGGCGAACTTACGGCGCTGTTTGTAGTATTAGCAGCATTATTTTTTGGCACAATTGTAAACTGTTGTGCTTGGTGTTTCGCTTTCCGCCGCAAATAGTAGATGCCAGTTTTTAACCCTTTTTGCCAAGCATAGAAATGCATCGAGGTTAATGTTTTATAATCGGGGTCTTCGACCCATAAGTTGAGACTCTGCGACTGGCAAATATAAGGACCACGGTCGGCCGCCATATCAATAATATGTTTCATCGGGATTTCCCATACCGTCTTGTATTTTTCTTTTAAATGGTCAGAAATGCCCGACAATTGTTGAATACTGCCTTTATTGAGAATAATATTCTCCTTAATCTCATTATTCCATAACCCCAGTGCAGTTAATTCCGTCATTAAGTGTTTATTCGGCATAACAAATTCGCCCGCATTTGTACGCCGCGAATATAAATTACTAGTAAACGGTTCAAAGCATTCATTGTTGCCTAATATCTGCGACGTCGACGCAGTCGGCATTGGCGCCACTAACAGCGAATTACGTAACCCGAAGATTTTTATCAAGCGTTTTAAATCATCCCAATCGTACCGATTACTTGCTGGCGTCACGCCCCACATATCAAATTGTAAGAGACCTTTTGCGGCGGGACTATCCGCAAAAGAACTATAAGCGCCCATCTGCGTACCCTGTAAGTAGTATAATTCGGCCGGAAGGGGCGATAATTCGTGTACCAGAGGGTCGTTTAATGCTTGGGGCGTATATTCTTGCGAAATCGTCTGTGCTTTAGTGTAAATATTCTCTTTTAGCAGCGGGACACTTATATTTAAAAACAACTTGTCTTGTTGTTGTACGAGACAATGCATACCCGCGAGGCGCTGTTGTGCCATTTCCATCGACTGTTCTAACGCCGCGTGATATATTGTTTCAAAAATAAGTTTATTTATTTCGCGGGCCTCCTCACTCGTAAACGCCAAATCCATTAACACAAAAACATCGGCGAGACCTTGTACGCCAATACCAATTGGGCGGTGTAGTAAATTGCTGACGCGAGTTTTCTCGGTCGGATAAAAGTTAATGTCGATGATTTTATTTAAATTATGTGTCACCACTTTGACGACCGCGTGAAGTTTGACGTAATCAAACGTTTTATCTGGCAGCACAAATTTAGAAAGTCCGATACTCGCCAAATTACAGACCGCGGTTTGCTCGTGGTCGCTGTATTCAATGATTTCCGTACACAAGTTGCTGGATTTAATCACGCCCAAGTTTTGCTGGTTACTTTTCGCGTTCGCAGCATCTTTATATAATAAATACGGCGTGCCAGTTTCCATTTGACTATCGAGTATTTTATACCACAACGCACGCGCTTTCAAGGTTCGATTTGCTTTGCCGGCGACCCGATAGGTTTCATATAGGGCGGTAAAATCGTTGCCGTAGCAATCGGCTAAACCGGGGCATTTAAAAGGACAAAATAAACACCAGTCGTCATCGTTTTTCACTTTTTCCATAAATAAATCGGGAATCCATAAGGCATAGAATAAATCGCGGGCACGCATTTCTTCATCGCCGTGATTTTTTTTCATTTCTAAAAAATCTTCAATATCCGCGTGCCACGGTTCTAAATAAACCGCGAAAGAACCGTTACGTTTGCCGCCGCCTTGGTCGACATACCGCGCCGTCATATTAAATACGCGTAGCATTGGTACAATGCCGTTACTCGTGCCGTTTGTGCCGTTAATATGGGTACCGGTGGCGCGGACATTATGGATGTGGAGACCAATACCGCCTGCCCATTTAGATATTTTGGCGCAATCGTTCAAGGTTTTATAAATGCCGTCAATACTGTCTTCCTCCATACTCAACAAATAACACGAACTCAATTGCGGACGCAGCGTACCCGCATTAAAAAGTGTCGGCGTGGCGTGCGTAAAATACTTTTGGGATAACAGGTCATAGGTCTCTTTAACGCGTACTAAATCATTCATATGAATACCGATTGCGACGCGTAACCACATATGCTGTGGACGTTCGATGACTTTTTTGCCGACGCGCATCAGGTAGGCGCGTTCTAGCGTTTTAAATCCGAAATAATCAAATAAAAAGTCTCGCGAATAATCCAACATTTTTTGAAACTCGTTTTTGTAGATATTGATTAGACACCAGACGTTGCCGTCAATCAGCGGATGCGGTGTGCCGTTTTCATCGCGAAACGCATAGAGGGTCTCCATTGCCTCCGCAAAATCGGCGGTCGTGTTTTTATGATTATTCGACACGATGATACGACTAGCAAGCGTGCCGTAATCTAAATGTTTCGTGGTTAAAGACGCACAATGCTCGGCAGTCAATTCGTCAATCACGCTGGTAGGTATATTATCGTAAAGTTGGTCGATAATTTTCATTACCAATTGTGTATAATTTACGACCAGTTTCGGTTCGGATTCGGTGCCGATACATTTAACTCTTTTTAAGATTTTATCAAACGATAAAACCTCGACATTACCATTTCTTTTAATAACGTTCATCTCGGCGTCTTCGCTGGACATTTAATTTTCTATTAAACTTATATTATAATGATAACAAAAGTTTAAATCGTTTATGATTATGATATATATTATGTAATATATGTAATATATGTAATATATGTAATATATGTAATATTATATATAATATATATATATAAATAAAAATGAAGTTCAATGCCATCACGAAAAACATAGGCGATATGTTAGAAAATATGAATAAAAACTTGATTTCGCTATTTCTCATTATTGCTTTTTTATATATCGGAATGGTCGTGTACAATAGTTTTATAAAAAAACGGTCACCGACGTTACTACCAAATAAACCTGCCAATACCACAACCACAACCGCAACCGCAACCGCAACCGCAAATGATAATGAAAGTTCCGAAAATGATCTCTCCTATGAAAAACTCACAAATGATCCAGAAGTACTAGTAAATTCTCCTTTCTCTTTTTCTTTAGGCGAAGATAAATATTTACCGTCAAATGAGTTTACGCAATATAATTATAAAGATTTAATTGACCACAATAACACGAATGAAAATGAAATTGACATCTATTCAAATGACACGCCGTTATTTAATACCGCGGATCGTAATAAAAATGAATTAATTGTTCCCAAAATAAACTCTACCCAACGCCGTGTAAACTTTTATGATATGTAGATTACACTTAAATAACATAATTTAGTTCGGTATTTGCGCTGCTAGCGTCAGCATCAGCGTGAGAGTCAGCGTGAGAGTCAGCGTGAGAGTCAGCGTGAGCATCAGCGTGAACCTCGCTGCTAGCGTGAACCTCGCTGCTAGCGTGAACCTCGCTGCTAGCGTGAGCAGCACTCGCCGTATCAATCGTAATAAAACATTTTTGGTTACTTATGATATCCGTGTTATTTTCATAAACCTTTTTTACGCGCGTTGTATTTTTTTTAGGACCCCGATGTGTATATCCCGCGATTTTTTCCCTTTCAATCGTCTGCCATACATCGCGTAAAATTGGTTCGGCGTGTTTAAACCAGACTTTATTGCGTAATACCAAGACACAACTCAGTTCATCTAATTTCCAATAAATGGTTTTAATCCAAGTGAGTTTACTGTTTTTATTCATAATACAATCCTGCCATTCTTGTACTGCCGCCGCATTTGTCAATTCTAAATCTAATGCCGCGTATTCGTACATCGGTTGTCCGTTTTGCATAAATAACATCATCATCCCGCGTATAATATCGGGTTTGTCTGCGTCCGCTTCAAAGGTTTCTACGTCGGGGTACTCCGTAAACCGCGTTTCGAGAAAATCGCATTCGTTTAAATCGCAGACTTCCATTTGAACCTGCATTTGAATCCAGTACTCCATTTTGGGAATACCGGTAATATCGCGGTTCACAATGTTTTTTACTTCGACCATTCGACCGTAGCGGGGCGAAGTGTCTAAAATATTAATACCGTCGGGTGAGGCCGCAAGAAATTCAACGGTTTTGTGCGGAATACACCCGAAATCGCCGACTTGTGTTGAATATTTTTGTTCATAAATCTTTATAGACAACGGTTCATATTTATGTCCCCAGTGCATCGGCGAATCCATACACACGGTGTTATATTTGCCGATATTTAACGGTTTACATTTATCGAAAATCAATTGATTTTTAGTACTTTCACTAATAAATGCCTTCCATATACTGCTGGCCGTTAAATACCGATAGCGAAACTCGTACCATTCCGTCGTGCGTTGATCAGGTTGCGGAATGTTTGTTAAATAATTGAGTTTTTCGCGCATTTTTGTTATATTTGGTTTAATGCGAATAAAGGTATTGCCGGATGAACGCGCAGGTGCGATATAGCGGTAGTAGACCTCCAGTCCTTCCTTCACGATATTCTCGATAGCGGACTTTATTTGTGTATAGGTGTCTATTGCCCATAATGAACCCATCCCCTCCGACGGACTGATACCTATTGGTGTAATAGACGCAAATAATAATTCCGTGACATCGTATATTATATTCGGTTCAAAGGTCGGTTGAATATAGAGCATTGGTTGTTTGCGAAGTAAGGCGTCAATTAACGTCGAGGCGGACTCTAATAAATCCAGATTCGATGGCGAGGTAATGTACTCAAGTAAGGATACGATGGGTGCTGCTGGTGCTGTGGGTGCTGCTGGTGCTGCTGGTGCTGTGGGTGCTGCTGGCGCGGTGGGCACGGCGACAGACATATCATTATTCATCATTTAAGAAAACGGTAGTTGATATAAATACTTAACTAATATTTATATCAATTTTAAATCTACATTTGTGGTCTTTGACCTTTTAGGATGTTATATTCGCCTCGCCGACCTTCTTGCCTTTGCCAAGCGTCTTTAAAGTCGACACGCGTTTTTCGGTTCGTTTTAAGGTAAACTTGCGGTTCAATCCATTAAAATGTAATGTCGGTATACTTATGATTTTGCCGGTTAATTTATCACACGTAACATCCTTTACGTGCTGTAATTTCTTTTTATCGATACTTTCCACTAGATATTTTTTCAATTCGACCACTTCAATTGCCGACAATTTATGTGTAGTGGTAGCAAGCGTATCCACATACGCATTTAATAGTTTAATTTTGTCGGTTTTATCCCGTTTGTTCCACGATTCCGATTTATTGTGTTTGGATTCTTTTTCTAAAAAGTTGTTTACATTATCGATTTTCATCGTCTCTTGTAAACTGTTATTGTTATTGGTAAACACGCCTTTAAACTTCATATTCATCATTATCATCGATTCATTTTTCTCTGCGGCAATAGAACGATTTCCCAAGGTAGTCAATGGTGTTGTGGTTGCTAGTTCTGTTACATTTGTCGTTCCACATACATCAGTCGTTTCACATACATTTGTCGTTCCACATACATCAGTCGTTTCACATACATCAGTCGTTCCACATACATCAGTCGTTCCACATACATCAGTCGTTTCACATACAACTGAATTTTCCATCTTATTTATTGAGTAATATATAATATAGCGTCCTAAGTTTAACTTGTTTTAGATAAAGATATAAAAGATATAAAGAGATTTATCATATAATAAGTTTATATATTATGTCAAGTGTACGCGCCATAAATATAACCGGTAAACATAATATCGATAAAATAAATGAAATTGGTAATGAGACGTATCAATCTATTCGCAAACATATGACGGATATCGCTGACACTGCTTTGACGCATCCAATCCAACTGGATAGTATTAGAAAATTATATATGGAATGTGATTTTCCTTTAAAATCTCTCTACACGAAAGAAATAGAACATAAAATACAAGGGTACAAAGGGCAAGATTTGAAAAAGAATATCAGTGACACGAGTACCTTAATTACACCGGTCGATGTGATTGAAAAACTTGTTTCTAATAAATTACAATGTGGTTATTGTAACAAACCTGTATTTATTCTTTATAAAAACGTGAGAGATCCGTATCAGTGGACCCTCGACCGCCGTGATAATGCGTTGGGGCATACAAGCGCCAACACGTGTATTTCGTGTTTAAAATGTAATTTACAGCGGCGGGTAATGCCGTTTGAAAAGTTTACCTTTACGAAAAAATTAAAAATAAAAAAAAATGACGAAAATGACGAAAAAGACGAAAATGACGAAAAAAAGTAAAATAGTATTATAGGCATATTATAATATTATTATTTATGGAAGAATATGTCTGGCGAAAAGGTACCGAAAAATGTGAACGGTCTTATATAACCGATAAACCGCAATCAGTTGATTCAAGTGCTACAATGGATTCTATTGAAAATAAGATACCATCCACCGTAGCAAGCAATGCCGAAATACATTTGAGTGGCATTCATAGAGAGATTTCAAATAAAAGAGAGATTTCGAGTTTAAAATTAAGCGAACGGCATTTAATGGGACAAACCACTTATAACCCATTTATGGTAACAAATAATTACGTAAAAGACATTGATGTCCAAATGAGTTTTCTAATGCCACAAAAAGGATAAAAAAACGGAAAAATATAAACGGGGAAATATATATTTATATAAAATGATAAATTGAATTAGACAAATAATGGTTTAAATGTACGTGGTCTAATATTCTATTATAAATGAGCAATAATAATAGTCAAGCGTATTCATCGCAGAATGCTTTATTGTTAAACAATTTAATGACCTATTATAAAAATCAAGACAATTTAGACCGTATGCTGGCAATTATAAATGGTAACGTAAATATTTCGTTAAGAATTGTCGATTGGTTTACGACAAATTATGCCAAGAAATATTATACCGTCTACGAATTGGCGAATGGAAATCGGTTTAAGGTCTATATTGATTATAAATTAAAATTGCGGGCATATTCGAAACGTCGTTTTGACCCTTTTTGTCGCTGGGACCGTATTAGTATTCCATATAAAGATAACACTCATATTCAAACCACAATCGGACAACTTAACTTTTTTAAATGGGCATTTGATAATGAGGTCATTAATTATATTGAGAATAATTATGCGGCAATTGAAAAGGATATGAATAGTCGTAGCAGCACTTCAAAACGAAAGGTAACTACTACCCAAAAAACGCGAAAAAAGCGCGAAGAGTTATCCATTTCCGCTTCAAAAACGATAAAAAACGAAGAAGTGGAAATTGTAATCAAGTTTGATTAATTGATTCGGTATGTATGTTATATAAAATATAACATATATGATAAAGCATATATTAAATAAGCACCGCATCGTGAATAGAGTTTAGGTGTGGTTTTAAATCGTCGGGATATACTCCCAGTCCAGTTCATCGCAAATATTTTTCCAAATCTCATCCTGTTCAATTCGTTTCTCGCGGTCTTTTAGCATTGGAAAATAGGGTAAAAACTGGTGCTGGTCTAATAATTCGCATAATTTATAGACCGTATAAAAATAATTCAAAAAATTAACTCGATTGTCTGGACAATATTTTGCGTAAGGACTTTGAATATCCATAAATAAATTACACAAGGTCGTTTCTAATTCCGAACTCATAATTGGCGGTTTAATGCCTAATTTATCTTTAATAAACGGAATATGTTCATAAAACTTGTTATACCCGAGTTTTTTCAACATCTCTTTCGTACATGTGTTGGTCATTTGGTCAACCGTGATTCGCTCTTTTAACATTTGAATATTAATTTTTTCAATGACTTCATCCGGTATTTGCGTGGTTTCTTTGGCTTGAAATTGCGCTAATATTTCGCGAAAATGGTTGATACGTTTATAAGCATAAAAACATACTTCTTTTGGCGGTTCTTTATAAGATGGTTTCTCGTTTTCAATTAAATAGCGTATACTTTTTGAACAAACATTACATATCATCACGCCTTCATAATCTACCGCAATTAATTCGCCTTTATTACAAAATTTACAAATATCGGTCGCAACAATAAAATTATTAATATCCAAACACGTATTGTCTACATTATTCATATATTTTTGTATCGTTTGTCTTTCTTTTAATAATTGGTCTCTTTGGGATGTATCGTCGTCTGTATTAATTTTAAAAAATTTATCTAATGCCGATGAAATTGGTTTATTTGAACAATCGGCAATATTCTTTTTATTTTCAAAATAATCAAAAATAAATTCTGAATTATTTAGCAAATATTCCTTTTCCATTTTATTAATATTGGCAATTTGTTGTTTTATTTCTTTCAATTTATCAGTCAATTGTAATCTCTCGTCGATAGATAAATTAGATTGTTTCAATTTCAGTTTTAATTCACTTTTAGTTTGTTTTAGTTCGGGCAATTCAATCTCTTTCGCAATACGGGTGTTTTCAATAATCTCCGTATGTTTACTATCGATTGTATTGATATTCTTTTTAGATACAATTAATTTTTTTCCACTTTTGGGTTTAAATACTGGCATTTTGATTTATATAACTAATATAACTATCTATTTAAGCAAAAATAAACATAGGGGTTTTGGTTTAGAAATAATTAATGTTTTCTAGTCTAGTTTTAAAAATGGATTTTAATCTTGAAATTCATACTAATAATACTGCGAAGGACGACAGTATTGATTATATACATTTACAAAAATTAAAGTTTATTTACAGTGCTTTAGAAAATGGATGGGCAATTAAAAAACAGAAGGATGCTTTTATTTTTTCAAAAAAACACGAAGGGAAAAAAGAGATATTTTTAGAAACCTATTTAAGGAAATTTATTGAAGAAAATATGAAAAATAACGTTTAGTGCCTTTAGCGCCTTTAGCGCCTTAGGTTAGATAAACGTATTATATTTTTTTCTCTTTTTATCTTTTTCTCTTTTTTCATATCCTATGAATAAAATATTTTTATAAAATGAATTAAATTAAAATATTTTATTTTTTTTTCTTTAGCAATAATATAACACAATGGGAGGAGGATTAATGCAACTCGTAGCTTACGGCGCTCAAGATGTTTACCTTACGGGTAACCCGCAGATTACTTTCTGGAAGGTGACTTACCGTCGCCACACCAACTTTTCGATGGAATCCATCGAACAGACTTTCAACGGTCAAGCCGACTTTGGTCGTCGTGTCACCTGTACCATCAGCCGTAACGGTGATTTGGCATACCGCACCTACTTACAGGTGACTTTGCCTGAAATCAACCAGACTATGTCCTCAACTGGTCTCTGGGCCCGTTGGCTCGACTTCCCTGGTGAGCAGATGATCTCCCAGGTTGAAGTTGAAATCGGTGGTCAACGTATTGATCGCCAGTATGGTGACTGGATGCACTTGTGGAATCAGCTCACGCTCTCCAAGGAGCAGGAGCGTGGTTACTTCAAGATGATTGGTAACACCTCTCAATTGACCTTTATCACTGACCCTAACTTCTCTGGTGTTGATGGTCCTTGTGCTGGTGGTGCCCCCGTTCAAGTGTGCGAACCCCGTAACGCCCTCCCTGAAACTACTCTTTATATCCCCTTCCAATTCTGGTACTGCCGAAACCCTGGTTTGGCGCTCCCCCTCATTGCCCTTCAATACCACGAAGTCAAGATTAACCTTGACATCCGCCCTATTGATGAGTGTTTGTGGGCCGTCAACAGTTTGACTGCCGGCACCGGTTCCGTCCGCGCCACCACTGCCTACCAGCAATCCCTCGTTGCCGCGTCCCTCTATGTCGACTACGTCTTCTTGGACACGGATGAGCGCCGTCGTATGGCCCAGAACCCCCACGAGTATTTGATTGAACAGTTGCAGTTCACTGGAGATGAATCCGTCGGATCGTCCTCCAACAAGATCAAGCTTAACTTTAACCACCCCTGCAAAGAGTTGGTTTTTGTTGTCCAACCTGATCAGAACGTCGATTACTGCTCGTCGCTTACCGGCGGAACCGTGTTGTACAAGACCCTCGGTGCCCAACCCTTCAACTACACTGATGGTGTGGATGCCCTCCCTAACTCCATTATGGCGTTCGCTGGACCTACCTCGGCCTTGTCTAACGACTTTGTCAACGGTTCTGGTCTCTTTAACGACCCTGGTGCGGTCAACGTTACCAACACGGGTATTACCGAATGGGCGACCGGTTCAATATTTGATAGTCTTAGCAATACCGCAAATCCCTCAGGTGTCTCTGATGCCGGCACCTTTGTGCTGACTGAGGCCTCGTTGGATATGCACTGCTGGGGACAGAACCCTGTCGTTACTGCCAAGTTGCAGCTTAACGGTCAGGACCGATTCTCGGAACGTGAAGGAACATACTTCGACCTTGTTCAACCTTACCAACACCACACTCGTGCCCCTGACTCGGGTATCAACGTGTACTCGTTCGCCCTCCGCCCGGAAGAGCACCAACCCTCGGGTTCTTGCAACTTCTCGCGCATTGATAACGCCACCCTCCAACTGGTGTTGTCCAATGCGACCGTGCAGGGAACTAACACCGCCAAGGTCCGTGTCTATGCTACCAACTACAACGTGTTGCGTGTGATGTCGGGTATGGGTGGTTTGGCATATTCCAACTGAGCGGAATGGGTGGTTAAAAAACACTTATTACATTTTAATTTATTACAAACAATACTTAAAGACAAATCATACTATAGTAATTATAATATGATTAACGAAAAAATTGAATATTTAAACGCCGCGCAATCGCTTGAAACACAGACTCAAATGAAAGTAATCGCCACAGTTGACACTGCCTTATTGTGCGGCGTTTTAGATTTTTCGGGAAAGAAATATTTACTCGATTTAACCGATTTTAATAGTTTTGTTGTAGCGGGGAAGAAATTTAATTTCGTGAATGATTACGACATATATCCTTCCTATGTATATAATTATAAACGCGTTTCACTGATAGAACATATATTTATCTATAATTCTGGCAATATAAATTATGATTTTAAAAATAACAATCATTATGACCTGCGGCGTAGTAATGTAGAAATATATCACAAATATCACGATGAAGTCGTTAAACAAAATTATACAATATTAGAATATATACAAGGACATTATTATTCGGTAGGCAACGATGCCTTTGTCTTAAAAAACCCTATGTGGAAAATCCGGACGAGCACAAATGAAGAAAGGATACTTATGTATTGTGAAAAAGATACATTATGTATTCTCTCCGCCGACTCGTATTTAAAAATTATAGAGTTTGAGACAAAATATAATAACGCTAAAAAAATAACATTTTATAAACATCAAAATGGATATATCTGTTGCGCATTAAACTTATTTATCCACCAAATTATTATGGATTGTCGCGGTAATGGAAAGGGGACGAAAAATATAAGCGTCGACCATCTTGATCGAAATCCGTTAAACAATACGCTACCAAATCTTAAAATTGCTACCCGCGAAGAACAAGAACAAAACACAAGAGGTATTGCCTCCGACACTAAACGAGCGCGTAAACAAAACGCCCAAGATTTACCCGAAGGTCTGACCCAAGAGATGATGCGCAAATATGTCGTTTATTATAATGAATGCTATAATAAAGAAAAGGATTTATATCGCGAGTTTTTCAAGGTGGAAAAACATCCGAAATTAGATAAACCGTGGTTCAGTAGTAAATCCGCGAAAATAAGTCGGGCAGATAAACTCGCCAGTACAAATAAAGTTGTCGCGGATTTAGAAAAGGATATTTACCCCGAATCGAAAGAGACGGGATTACCGCCATTTGTTACAATCAAAATTGAACGCAATAAACCGCATATGATATTTGATAAAAAAAGCGACGGGGAAACGAAACGATTTAATTTACGTATGGTATTACCGGAAAATTATGCTTTAGAAGAACAATTGGGGATTTTAAAAGAGAAAATCAAAGAAAAATACGATTTAGAATTAGAGCATTTACAATAATGTAGTTCAATATATGCTTTATATTAATTAATATACGCTTTACATTAATTTATATATATTTTATATATATAAAATATATATATAAATGTGGTCATTAATTAGTATATCCTGCGTCACAGGATTTATCGGCGATTATTTACTACAATTAACTGCGCCATTTTTCGGCGGAAAAACAGGATGGGGATTAATCCCATATTTTAAACAGCACGGTTCAAGTGAATCTGTCTTTATTGCGGGCGGTATGATGACACTTTTTTATGTTATCTATTTCGATATTTTTCGGTTCGCGCCGAATTTATTCTATCTTGGTCTCTACGGCATCGTTTTAGATTTATTTTTCCGGAAAACGATGCTATTTAAAAGTCTCGTAGGATATTACCAACAATTAAATTATTTTTGGTCTGGTTTTTGGGGCGCAATACCAATGATGTTGCCGGTACTGATTAAAACCGCGTGGCAGTGGTACTGGTGGTAATGATAACATCAATTCAAGCATCGCACCGCATGTATATCGCGTAAATTGCTGTAATTGATATAATTATATTTCACAAACGAATGGATATTTTTTTGTCCGTAATGGTCTAAATCATTATCTAGTCGTAAAATAATATCATAAGTATAAAGATTAGGATGTGAATAGACAATCATATTATTTAACATTAAGGTATGTTTATCATCACAGCGAACCATCTCAATAATATTCTCACGAGTAGATTTTATATTACATACGTGAACATAGGTATTAACATAAATCTTTCCTATATTCCAATTGGTCGTATTAAGTAAGGTTGTATTCACAATCGATTTACGTATCGCATCATAACCTCCCCTAAGAATGACCGACATAATAATTTAATATATATATATATAAACGTATATATATTTTAAATGGTTTGTTTATTATAATATGAAAATCAATGATAGCGTGATTTGATAAGAATGGCATCATCGGAATTTATTCACTTTTATACTTATTCACTTTTATACTTATTCACTTTTATACTTATTATTCACTACAAATAAATCTCTCACGTCATTAAAATCCGAGGTCGAACGAAAAATATTAATTAGTTCCGCACACGTATATTTCCGGTCAAGTTCAGGCAGCAGTGAACTCTCGGGTACATCAATATCCCAAAAACGTTGAATCATACACGAGACGTCGTAGCGGGTACATTTTTGAAAATGTATTTTAATATCAATTCGTCCGGGTCTTATCAGGGCTTTATCTAACACTTCTGGACGATTCGTCGTTATAATAATAATTCGTCCACTACATTCGTGTATGCCATCAATCATATTTAATAAATAGGACAAATTATTATTTTTTGTATTTGTATTCGTACTCATTTTTATTAAATTACTTATTAATTTCAGTTCATTCGTCTCGGTGTTAGATGCTGCTGCGCCGGTTGTTGCGCCTGCTGTTGCTGCTGGCGCCGGTTCCAGCACGGGATGAGACGACGAGGTAATTGCCGCATTATTTACTGTATCCGCGGTCGTATATTTACGTTCTTTAACCACATCACCAAGCGCATCAATGTCTTCAAAAATCAAGATACGCTGATCTTGTGGAATAATATGTACGTCATCAATTTCTTCTTTGTAAATAATATTTTGTAAATCGTTAAAGTCCATTGTGTCGTTTAATTTAATATCAATACCGTGGCGTCCAGTATAATTCATCAATTGTTTAATAAAACGGGTTTTTCCACAACCAGGGTCGCCGTGTAATAAAATACCCAAATTATACGGTATTCCTTTTTTAATGTACCATTCTTTATTTTTCAGAAAAAAATCAATACTTTTCATAATGTTGTCCATATTTTGAAAATAACTATTTTCCATCGTGGCCGACGATTCCCACGGAATGGATTCAACTTTTATATTTCTGCCGTTATTGCGTTGATTTTCTTCTTTGTTTGAATTTGATGACGAAGACGACGACGTGTGAACCGTAATAAATAATTGTTTTTCATTCGACGTATGGCGTAAATATTCTTTATAATTTTTCACTTGTGTTTCTACCCATTTTTGTAATTCAAATAAGGGTCGCGTATACGAGAAAATTGTAAGATTATTGAATTCAATCATCTCGGTGAATTTTGCGTCTCGGTTCTTTTCTTTTTTTTCGTTACGAATAGTACCATAAATAGCATCCGCCAATTTAAACTGATTTAATTGGTTGACTAAATATTCGCTACGTTTTTCATTATCATCCCAGTCATAATAGGCATCTTCACGTAAACAATAGATGGTTTCATTTTTCGTGGAGAGATAATGCATAATTGCTCGAAACCTAATAGACCGATACTTAATCTGCGTTGAAAAAAGAATACTATTTTTTTTACTATCGGTCCACTTGTAATAGAAATGTTTCACTGTATCAATATCTACAATGTAAAACATAAAAAGAAAAAACATCAGCATCGCACAATCAAATAGAATAATACCAGTTTTAATCGCTTCAATTACACCGGATGCTTGCCCCATAATAATCGGGATAATAAAATACTCGGGTGACATTTTATTATAAGTCTATTATATGTAGGGTTATCCTTTTATTTCGTTTTCTAATAGTTATAATATATATTACATAAACGCAGTGAGGCACATAAACGCAGTGAGGCACATAAACGCAGTGAGGCACATAAACGCAGTGAGGCACATAAACGCAGTGAGGCACATAAACGCGAGAGGACTTATTCACTCACTGCTATTAAATAACCGGTTCATACTGACTACTTCCGGTTTATTCGCTTCGTGTTGGAAGAGTTTATAAATGAGCGAATTATCGCGGAAACGCACTGTATAATTTTGCTGTATTTTATTGCGTCCAACACGTCCCATCGCTTGAATACATTTTTCTTGACTCATCCCGTCTAAATCTTTGCCAATATACCCGTGACAGAATTGATAATTCGTGCCGTAAATATAGTCGCTTGCCGCAATAATCATAAACAATTTTTGTTCTTGTGCTAATTTTTTCATCAATTCGGTATACCTCACACTATTATGCGCCGCAAAAACGCCGATACCCATTAGCAATAATAGTTTCCAGTAATCCATAATATCAGGTATTTGCATAATTTGGACGACAATGTCTTCGGAAATATCACAAGTAAACGCGTCGGTATTTTGTCCCGGGTTAAACCGTAACGCATATTTATATAAATGGTCGCGGGTATTCGGGACAAACATCGGGTTTAAGATAACGGTTTTAATTGTCGATTGTAATAAATATAACTTTTGTTTCATTTCTTTTCGTTCGGGCGATAATTTATCGTCGTTTTTATCGCTGCTGCCTTTATTTTTCTTATTGCTATTACCGCTGCTGCCACCGCAGTTACCGTCTTCGCTCTTGATACAATCCTCTAAATCCTTTTCAAGTATGAGCATTTGTTCGGTAATGGTGCGGTTGAGTTGTATTTTATCCATAATTTCTCTAGTGACGTGCTCGGGTATTTTTGCTGACTGAATATAGAATTGCGCAATTTTATTTACATCGTTTGCCAAGAATATGGTCGGTCCATCCGTCAAGGTATGTGCGTCGGTAGTAACAATATTTACATTCGATTCTTGTAATTTATGACGCGTTTGTTGTATTTGGACGTTCAATTCATTCCAGCAATCGGGATTGATATTTGCTAATAGTTCTAAATAGAAGATTTTTATTGCCGACATGGTAATGTCCTTCAAATCGGTAAAATACGAAGGAATAGTATATTTGGCATTTTTCGTGACGGAACTACTAACAATTGCTTGTGCCTGTGCCTGTGCCGCGGTATGTGCCTGTGCCTGTGCCTCGACCAAAAGAATAAAGCGGACTGCTTCGCCTAAATCAATATAGCGTAACAAGGTTTTGTTTTGCTTACAGTGTTCGACCGACGCTTGTAATTGCGAATAGTCGGAAAACAAATAATGCGGCATTTCAACAAACCCTTCGCGGTTTATTAATGGAATAGTCTTCTTACAATCATAACTCACGATTTCGTGAACATCGACTTCTTCGAATCGCGCACAAAAGTCGGTAATCGTATCCGCAATTTCTTTTTGTTGCGGCAAAGTCGCCGAGGAAAGCACGACATTTGGTATTAAATTCTCGACCCAATTCTTATGAATAACGGCGTGAAGGTCGTGTGTCGCGTAATCCATCGTGATAGTCGGTTCATCCCAGTACGTTATAATCTTTTCCTTGGGATTAAACGCGAGCATATATAACATTGCCGGCAAGTAAGATTGTACATCACTAATCATCATCTCGACGTTTATACCGTTGGTATTATCCACTTTCCCAATTCCGCCGCTTTTTGCGTTCTGGGTATAATCTTTTGCCGCAAAATAATGTAGGCGGATATCATCGGCGTCATTACATCCAAACGCAAAGGCAATTTTTTTATGGATAGAAATGGCGGCCTTCGCTAAGGCTAACCCGACGTGCCGTGCCGCGCATACAAATATAACGCGATATTTCTCGGTTAAACCAATCGGTGACATTGTTTTGCCGGTACCGGTGGGCGCAATATACAGAACCAGTTTCGGGTTGGGTTGTTTACATACCGTGAAGAGTTGTTTTTGGTGGTCGTATAAGGTTTCGTCGGCATATTTTAATAAATACTCGTTCTTTTCTATAATATTTACGCTCTTTTCGACGATAGTTTTCATTAAAATGGGTTTATTTATGCCGGCGTCAATTTGGGATAAGATGTACAGGATATTTCTTTTAAACTCGGCATTAATGCCTTCGACATTATATTGTAGCAACCGGTGGATTGTATAATAATAAAACGCCCACTCGCTGTAATTTTGCGAATCGCGATATTTTTTATGAAACCTTTTCTCAAGCATTTTTTCGACTAAACCAAGTAATATATATTCGAAAATATCTTCTTTATACTCGGCTATATGCTTGGATGTATTTTCAATACGTATGATATCTGCCTTTTTCAAATGCGCGGCGGCGACTGGTGCCTGTGCCGACGCCTGTGCCGCCGCCGGCAGGATTGAAATCGCATAATTAGAATTGCTATATATTGCGAGCAGTGCTGTTTCAAAATACTGTTTATACAAATACAAGTCGATATACGGCGTATTTTTGATTTTCATATACAATAACAGCGTTTTCGCGTGATTCCGGTTTATATTTACATCACTAAATCCGGCGGAAATTAACCGCAAGATATTAATCTCGTCACTGCTATGCGGGACTTCAATGCCTTCCCATTCCGTTTTCGTAAGTTTCGATTGCTTCGTAATAAACTCCATCTTGATTCTGACTTTGGTCGTGAGGTTATTATATTATTATAGTGATGTGTTTATTTCAATTTTATCGTTAATTGTTTAGGTATAGTTTATATAAATAACGAATTAACGATAAAATTGAAAGGTAATTATATTTATTATTTATACAATAAACCGTTTTAAATGTCTGACATTAAAATGTCAACATCAGCAACCGCACCAGCAACCGCACCAGCAACCGCATCAGCAGCACCAGCAGCAGCAGCAACCAAGGTCGGCGGCGTACCGCTAATTATTTCTGTTGAAGGCAATATTGGTTCTGGAAAATCAACTTTATTAGAAAAATTGCGTCAACATTATACGAATGATCCAACAATTGGATTCGTACAAGAACCTGTCGATTTATGGGGCACCGTCCGGGATACAAACGGGGTAACGATATTAGAAAAATATTATTCAGACCAGAAAAAATATGCCTTTTCATTTCAAATGCTAGCATTTATTTCTCGGTTAGCAATTTTACGGCAATCCTTGCGTTCGTCGACATATAAAGTGATTATTATTGAACGCAGCATCTATACCGACGCCCAAGTTTTCGCCAAAATGTTGTTTGATGATAAAAAGATTGAAGATATTGAATATACAATTTATATGAAATGGTTTGACGAGTTCATACACGATTTACCGCCAATTCATATTGTCTATGTACGCGCAGAACCTGACGTTTGTTTTCAACGCGTGATTAAACGTGCTCGACACGGCGAAGCAATTCCGTTGGATTATTTAACCAATTGTCATCATTATCACGAAACGTGGTTAAGTAATTTTCAAAATTATTCGACTACCGGCAAACATCGACAATTAAATTTGAATGCCAATTATGATATAACCTCGACAACCAATACTGACGTATTTAATGAATGGATACAAAACATTCAAACCTTTATTGCGGATAGTTTATAAATATATTTATAAAAAAATATATAAAAATATATATATAAAAATATAAAATATAAAAAGGGTATTTAAGGTTGGATTGGTGTGTAATATATATAATAAAAACTATATATATTATTTTTTATTTATTTTTTATTTATTTATTTTTTTTTTTTTTTTTTATTTATTTTTTTTTTTATTTATTAACAGCACTTTCCAAGCAGAAATGCTTTCAATAATGACGCGATTATCTTCTACATTTTGTAGACATATTTTGCCTTCCGGTAAACTAAAACAAGATGTATGTAATTGCCATATGTTTGCATATGTTGCAAAGCGTTTATTTCCATCATCAAAAACGGTTATTTCAAAAAAGTCATTCATAATTTATCGTATTTATTAGAGTATTTATAAGGTTAATATAAGTTTTCTATTTAAATCTTTTTGTTATTAAATTACATAAGGTATCGCAATAAAAAAATGAAAGAAATCTAGGGGATAAATATTTCTTAAAAAAAAAGTGATTTTTTTTCGCCAAAAGTTTTTTGGTTTTGCCATTTTGGACATTTTTAAAATGTCCATTTTGCCAAAACCGAAAATAAAATGTGAAAAAAAAGTGAAAAAAGTGATTGTGACCATTATGCTCTGTTTTCCATTTTTTGGATTTTCAGTTTGTGATGACAACTTTTTTTTACTTTTTTCGAAAATAATTTAGGAACTTTTTTGTGTTAACAAATATTAAAGAAATGTTAACAAAAAATCCCCAAAAAAAGGTCGATACTTTTGTCTGCGAAAAATGTGACTTTAAATGTAGCAAACCCAGTTATTGGGTACGTCATCAATCCACACTGAAACACCAAACGTTAACAATTGAACACGATTCTAGAACAAAAAAATCCCAATTCGTGTGTGAAAAATGTAATAAACCATACAAATCACGTGTTGGATTATGGAAACATATGAAACAATGTACCGCAATTATTGAAAATATCCCCAATAAAGTTCCAAAAGAATATAATAATAATAATAATAATAATAATAATATAATCGAAGACAAAAATATTATTAATATACTCATAAAAGAAAACAGCGATTTTAAAAACATAATATTAGATTTGGTGAAAAGCAATGGAGATTTACAAAAACAACTTGTGGATGTATGTAAACATAATGTAAGCAACAATACGATTAATTCAAATAATAATAATAAAACTTTTAATTTACATTTTTTCTTGAACGAAACCTGTAAAGATGCAATGAATATTAGTGATTTTATTAATACGTTTGATTTACAATTGAGTGACCTCGAAAGTGTAGGCAAACTCGGTTACGTCGAAGGTATTACCCGATTAATGGTAACCAAATTAAAGGATATGGATATACATAAACGTCCAATGCATTGTAGCGATTCAAAACGCGAGACGTTATACGTGAAGGATGAAGACCGATGGGAAAAAGAAAATGCGCGTAATGAACGCATCAGGAAAGCAATTAAACAAGTATCTTATAAGAATATGAACTTGTTACAAAAATGGAGCGAGACTTATCCTGAAAGCAAAAAAAGTGAATCGTCGTATAATGATATTTATATGAAATTAATCACACAAGTGATGGGCACAGGTGGTAACCATAATTCAGGATACGACACGACGATTGAAGAAAATGAAGATAGAATCATTAAAAAAATCGCGAAAGAAATCGTGATTGAAAAGTAAAGCGGGTGGGTTATTAATGCTGATTATTTTACACATCATAAAACAATTGTATTATTTCAATTGTTTTGTTTGTCCTATTGGCAGGGTTTATCCAATATTTAATTTGTTCTTCTAATGCAGTTAATCTTTGTGTCCATTCATTTTGTTTGGATTTTTTTATGACGCAAATGCCCTTTCCATCATGTCCCCAGCATGAACTTATATTTTTTTCGCCCTTGTTATAATCATCTGGATTAAATCTTATAAATACTATCGGTCTATGTCCTAAATCTTGCGATAATTCCATTATGCGTTTGTTTTCACAACTACAATCATACTCCGTATGTTGATTTTCATCTATTTCAATTATCAGTATTTGATATCCAAAATCCAGAAATAAATCAGGTCTTCTTTTAGAACAACCACCTGATATGATTTTGTCGGCAATCCAACTCAAATGGGGGAATTGGTTTTTCACAAACTCTACGACGGCATATTCTTTCGTTTTGTAATTACGAGATACTGGTTTATCTGGAAACAAATTCATATAACAATAGAGACAATAACCCTCGTATTTTTCTTGAACTAGGGTGAAACACAACTCGCTTTTACAATTTGTGTGTTTCACATCCACCATGCCTTCTAATTTATGGGCAGTACAATACAACGCCTTTTTTTCACCTGCCTTATTATATTTTGGTATAATATTACATCCGTGATGAATACACGGTTTGTCTCTCACATTCACCATTCCTGCTAATTTATGCGTATTACAAAATAACGCTTTTGTTTCGCCAACCTTATTATAAACTGGTATAACCTTACATTCTGGATGAATACACGTTTTGTCTTTCACATTCACCATACCTGCTAATTTATGCGTATTACAAAATAACGCTTTTGTTTCGCCTGCCATATTATAAAGTGGTCTAATCTTACATCCGTCGTGAATACACGTTTTATGTTTTATATCCACCATACCTGCTAATTTATGCGTATTACAAAATAACGCTTTTGTTTCGCCTGCCGTATTATAAACTGGTTGAACCTTACATCCTTCGTGAATACACCTTTTGTTTTTTATATCCACCATACCTGCTAATTTATGCGTATTACAATACAACGCTTTTGTTTCGCCTGCCTTATTATAACGTGGTTGAATCTTACATCCTGTGTGAATACACATTTTTATTGATTAATAATTATATAAATAACATAAATCAATTTTATATTTATTAAATATAATCGACAGCATTATATCCGTCGAAAGGTAAAAAATAAATAATACACAAACGATTTAAATATATAACACCTTATGTAGTAGTAGTACCACCAACATAATAACCTAGCAAAATGTGCGACATCTTTTATACCAAAATCGACGTTGCGAACAACTGTGCTAATTTTATTAAAAATAATATTCCAAGTATTATTAATTTTAATAAAGATATAATTATTGAACCGAGTGCTGGCAATGGTGCTTTTATAGAATGCATTGAAAAATTGGCGAGAATGTCGATATTTTTTGACCAAAACCCGCAAGACAAACGTATTTGCGAACGAAATTATCTCACTTTTGATTTTGAGCGGATGGATCGAACGGACTTATCCGGTCTTTGGTATGACGATGTTCATGTCGTCGGGTGCCCTCCGTTTGGCGAAGCACCCGCGTATGATATGGCAGTGGAGTTTATTAAGATTTCGTGTACTTATGCCAAAAGTATATCTTTCATTTTACCCCAAGGATTAGATTATACTTTTCCGGCAGAATATTATTGTGTTTTTAAAACGGATTTACCGCCAAATAGTTTTAATAAAATAGTAGCGGCAGCAGGCGCGGAATATAAAACAGTTATTGATTATGATATTGCCGCGACTTTTCAAATATGGGTCAAGAGATAAAATGATAAAATGATAAAATAAAAAGATTTGCTATTTTTTTTTATTTTATATATTTTTTATTTTATTTTATATATTATGACCGAATAATCTTTTTGTAAATCGGGCAACTGTTGATAATCTTATTAACCTTATTTGTATAGTTGATGTTGTCATCCAATGGTGCTTGTACTGCGGGTGCTTGTGCTTGTACTGCTGTCGCTTGTGCTGCTGTCGCGGGTGCGGTCGCCAAGATATCGCTTTTGTTGTTATCAATGACAATCGTATCGTGGTGAGACGAGAGGTTATATTTTTCGCCACAATTTGTACAACACCTTATATAATGACGTACTGTCATAACGGTTTTCCCTTGCCAATTGTTTGGCATGAGGGGTATCTTGTGGCAGGCGTTACACGGGGGTATGTATTTTGTCGCAGCAGTAGCAGTAGCAGCAGCAGCAGCAGCAGTAGCAGCAGCAGCAGCAGCATGTTGTAATTTGACAAAATCAATACAGACCGAACAGATTGGCAAGTTGAGTCCGTAAGAAGTGCTATAAAAGAACAATTCGGTAATGTCATCATCTAGTACCGTAAACCCGCAACGATGACATTCTTCATTCGCATCTTCGTCTACATCACAATCGGGATGTAACGCATATTGCGTTGGCGTAAATTGTTTATTCGCCAAATGTGTATGAATGAGGTGATAATTACGCATCGCATAATATAACCGATGAACTTCGCTATAAGAGAGACCGTATTGAATCACACACGTTTCTTCCTTTTCTTTGAAGAGCGTGTTTTCATTTTCTAATAGTTGGATACAGGCAAATATATTTATCAAGGCGCCTGTCGCAAATGTTTTTATGGGACGATTTGTCGATTGTCTTGCGTTTGAAATGAACCGCAATTCAATGCTGTAAGGGTCATCATACATTCCATTATTCGATGACAACACTTTATAATACATCGTAACTAATTCAGTTGCGGTGCGCCGGTTTAAATTATACAGACTGCTGCTGCTTGTGCTGCTGCTGCTTGTGCTGCTGCTGCTTGTGTATTGGTCGCGTTTTGGTATGTATGCTGCGGTTGCTTGTGGTGCTGCGGTTGCTTGTGCGGTTGCTTGCGACATGATGTTGATTTCTTGAAAGAGTTATGATAACAAATATAAAAGTAATTCATTTCAATTTTTATCATTTATAAATGATAAAAATTATATTGTCGTGCTTATTATATTAGCTACGCGATTATTTCTTATACCAGCACTGGCAGCACCACTTGCCGTATTCTTATCTAGATATTTCATTATTATATTTTCTTCGTTTGAGGTTGGTTGTATATTGATTGTCGTGTCGTGTGAATGTATTAACTCCTTGGCATTTACCGCGCTGCCTACGCTGCCGGCGTTATGTACTGCCACAATATCATAAGTTAATTGTTCTTTCGTGGCAGAGGTTTCCGGCGTAAACTCTTCTAAGATTTGATTGGATCTTAACTTTTCAATATTAAACAAAAAAGGGCGAATGGCTTCATTATGTGAATTATATTTTATATACGGTCCTGCTAAAGAAAAAAATAACCATCCTTGTCGACGTAAATCATTATAACGCAAGTGCCGGATAATATACGTTTTATCAATCGCAAATAATTTAATAATACCGTTTGATACGGTGACTACGACTGAGATTGAAAAGGTTATCCAAAAAATATAATGGGCTTGTATATTGACTTCTTTTTGATTGATATCGTTGGTTGCGTTGACGGTTTGAGTTACAAAAAAAGATTTATTTTCAATACTTAATAACGCCGGCACCAAGATACTACCAATTGTAATTAAGATACTAAAAAAATTAAACATAAACGTTGTATTATAGGTCGAGGTGTCTAACTTTTGCATCATTCGGACATAACGGTTGATGATAATTAATTTATTTAATTCCGTCAACTCTAAATTATCAATAATATCGGCAGTTATGTTTGGATAATGCGAGTTTAAACTCACCCGTGAGAAACAGTTTCCCATTTAATTATATTATGCTGAGAAATATTATGTGTTTTTTTTGTATTGTTGTAATTTTATTCAAGCATTTTCATATTCATAAAACGTCGTCCTTTGTATTTTAAAATATCCACTTTTTTACTAGTGGTGGGAAATAATTCGTTACCGTAAATGTCCTGTAATAATAACCATTCAAACATTCCACCGGAATAGATATGTACATTATAAAACCCGAGTTTAATGAGTTGTTCGTATTTTTTTAGGGTAGTGGTATCGGTTGAATTCGCACCATAGATGATAATACAAGTATTCTTATCTTTAGTTAATAATGTATTAATCATTTCAACCTCGGCCTGGATGTTTATGGTACCCGCAATAAGACAATCTTGGTTATGTGGTTCTAGCGTATTTATTATAATACACGGTTTATATTTATTTTGTTCATTTATAGCAAGTTGTATATCTTCAAAATTAATATTTCGTGGAATCATTAAAGTATTCCCCATTAAGTTATGATTAAATGATTATTTTTAAATGTTAACATAATTACATATTGATATTTATTAACTTATAACAAAAAGTTAATAAACATATATTAAATGAATACCATTTAGATTAAAATCCGCCTGGGAAATGTACTAAATTAGCACCAATACCGAACCCAGCACCGGTTCTGGCACTTACGCCCATGCTTGGCACATAGGTGTCTAAAATACTAAACGTGGCAGCAGCGGTTAAGGCAATTAAGGCAATTTCGTCAAACTTCAACGATTGTTGAGGAATGGCAAATGCCGCAATGGCAACCATTAAACCTTCGACTAAATATTTAATCGCTCGCGTAATAAGTTCTTTCATGTTAATTGACATTTATACTATTATATTAGAAAAAATAATAATAATCTTTATCCAAATATTTATATATAAAATGTTAAATATTCGTAAAAGAACTTAAAACATTTTGGTTATAGAATTATATATATGTCTAAACAATCGCAATCAATCGAATATCGGAAAAATACGGATGGATCCGACAATAAGAATTATGTTGATATGTTGGAGGAAGATAAACCTGTTGCTGGACAACGATTTGTATGTGTTTCTTTTGTTTCGCCCGAAAAGGTTATTAAGCAACGCGAACTGTATAATTTCCAACAATATGTAAAACAATGGGATATGAATAAATCTGTCGAAAAATTTAACCAATTTTTAGGGTTTATTTCTTACAAGTATAACTTGAACCTAGAACATCTCTCTAAAGATTTACAAGAGTTCTGTAAAGACGAGAAAGAGAAATTGTTTGCGTCGACCATTGAGGATGAGTATAAGAATTATTTAGATACGAATGAAGAGCAACTTGAGGATTCTTTTAACCGTGAACATAGTTTTCAAACGAGTGTGCGTGGATTAAAAGTGCGTGGTTCTTATCCGAGTCAAGAAGAGGCAGAACTGCGGTGTAAGATGTTGCGCGAGGTGGATCCTCATCACGATGTATATGTTGGACCTGTTGGTATGTGGATGCCCTATCATCCCGAATCTTATAAAACAGGACGCGTAGAATATTTGGAGGATGAACTAAATCAACTTATGAAAGAGAAGAATAAAAATGAAAACAACGCAAAAATCGAGTTTGATAAGCGGGTTCGAGAGACGAAAGAAAAGGCAATGGAAGACAATAAGAAAAAAGCATTGGAAAGCGGCAACGTGTTGACACAGACGATGGACAAGGACGGTAACCTCGTGAATGTAAAAGATGTAATGAATAAGGACATTTCGGTCGCAGATTTGCGTAAAGAATTATTTGAAGGCGAAAATATTATAACAGATGTGACAAATAATGACCACGGGTTGAGTCGTATTGCGGCAGTGCGGGATTTGCCGGCGGGTTTGAAGAAGTAATAATAATAAATATAATAAAAGTGGTGCTGATGCTTATTGCTTATTGCTGATGCTTATTGCTTATTGCTGATGCTTATTGCTTATTGCTGATGCTTATTGCTTAATGCTGATGCTTTAAATATATAATTAAATCTAATTAAATAGTTAATTATATGTAATTATAATTAACTATACCATCCAAATGGAGATTATTACCGAAAACACGCCTATAACAACGGTTTCGCTTGTCACGGTAACACAATATGCGCGGATGGAGTGTTTGACAAATCTTCGCGAATTAATCACCGCACAACTCTATCCAAACATCATTGAATGGGTTATTGTCGAAGGTTCGCAAACTAAAATAGATGCGTTTGTGAATGAACAGCATATTGACGCGTTAAAAAAGACTGCCTCTTTCCGGTTTCCGATTATTTATGTACCGTTTAAAGAAGGACAAAAACTCAGCGATTTACGCAATGCGGGCAATGCGACGTGTAAAGGGGATATTATTGTATGTATGGACGACGACGATTATTATCCACCGACGCGGGTCGGTCATGCCGTGTATAAACTAATAAACTCGTCGGCACTTATTGCGGGTTGTTCGAAATGTTATTTATACTTTTATGATTCGAAACAGTTGTATCAATTTCGAAGTCTCGGGCAAAATCATTCGACGAATAATTGTATGGCATATAAACGCGAGTATTTAAAAAATAACGCGCACGCGTCGGGATTGTCTTTTGCGGAAGAAAGTAGTTTTACAAATAATTTTAGTGAACCGATGGTACAACTCACGCCAGAAAAATGTATTGTAATTTCGGGTCATTTGACAAATACGGTGGATAAACGGTGGATAAAACAACCGGGATATACTGCTTTAATGATAAATGAAATAAAAGAAAAAGATGCCATTTTAGAATTAATACCGACGGCAGTTTTTCTTGATATGCGCAAATTGTTTTTACTACAATAAGTGCGTCAGTAGGCGCGTTTTTACCATTTTGTTTTTTTTACACTAATTTTTGGTCCTTGCCCGCGTTTCTTTTGACTATTGGGGTCATATGCTGTATCTTCGTCATCCGAATTCAAATCTTTGGATAATTCCCAAAACTCTTTTGAACCGAGTTTAAACTCAGCGTGATGTTCTGCTTTGTACCAGAAAATCTGGTCGTGTAATTTATTCGACTTGGCATTATTGTTAATGACGAGACATTCAAAATTTTCGGTACATTGATCCATCACTTGACAAAACGATTCAAAGGTCGGAAACATACCCGCATAATTTTCCCAAATGCGTTTACGGTTGGCAATATACGGTTCGCGTAAAATAAAGACATAATCAATATTGGTTCGTAGATTTGGGGGAATACCGAGAGGATACTGCATTGTAATAATCAGCATAATTTTCCAGTGCCGCCCGTTCATAAAAAGTAATCGCATCATTTTATCACGCGTCCAAGTCGCATCGTATAAACAATCGTCTAAAATGACAAATGCCCGTGGATCAATATTTGACCGCTTGTATTGTTCCATTTCTTTTTTAACTTGTTTTAAAACGGTTTTTTGTCGTTTTAAAATATTTTCTATAATAGAAGTATTATATTCTTCGTGGATAAACAGTTTCGGTACGTGAGCACTATAAAACCCGTTACCTGCTTCTGTACCCGAGATGACAGTGCCAATGGGAATATCTTGATGATAAAAAAGTAAATCTCTTACTAAATAACTCTTACCGGTATCACGCCGCCCAATTAATACAACTACTGGTCCTTTATTTTCATCTGGTCTAAAACTGATTTTACGCATATCAAACTTTTTTAATTCCAAGGTCATTAATAGATGTTTAGAATGTTTAAAGAAAATAATAATAAATATTAACCGCAACAAATAGAATCATTAATTTATTGTATTAATTTATTGTATTAATTTATTGTATTAATTTATTGTATTAATTTATTGTATTAATTTATTCTATTAATTATTAGTTAAAATGTATATTTTTATATATAATACAACTAATAATGAATAATAAGGATAATATGGATATTAATTATAAAAAACAAGACAATCATAAATTATTCCACACTTTAGAAGAAAAGGAAACCTATGGGTTTTCCCAATGTCAAAATTATATACCTATATATGATAGATTTTTCACTCTCTCTGAAAAAAATTACAATGGTATTAATCTCGACACTAAATATTGTTTACATAATGTCACTTCCCAAGATTCCTATAATATTTTTAGAGGGGTTATAAGAGACAGTGCGAATAATAAAAAAGAAACCAAAAAAGTGTATTTAAAATACAGTCCGTTAATTGACCCTACAAAATATTTAGTTGGAAAATATGACACCAGCAGTTTAAATGTAATAGAATTACCAACCTATACCGGCAGCGAACCTAAAAGTAATATCAATACTGCGATTTGTAAAATAAACGATTATAATAACGCGGCATATGTAGACAGTTTTTTTGCCTATTTATCCAGCAAATTATTACATACACACGGGTTTATACACGGGGTCGATTATTACGGATCTTATTTATCAATTAAACACGATTTTCATTATGATATTTCAGATGATATTGAATATTTACAAAACTCGACTTTTTTTCATAAAAACAACAAGGTCCTGTTTGAAATGGATGAAACTACATATAATGAACAAATTGTAAACGGCGATACGCGTAATTATAAAAAAAAAATAGTAATTGGAGAACCTACTAACACCAGCACTAGCACTAGCACTAGCACCAGCACAAGCATCAGCACCAGCACTAGCGCAACGTGTTATAGTAATAAAGATGATAATAATAATAATGTGTTGACCTTATTAGATATCGAAGATTTATCGGAAATAGATACAATTGTTAATAATAATGATAATTTAATATTATGTGAACCCGAATTATTATTTGAACATAATATGGATAAGACTAATAAATCAAATAAATTATCGCTGACGGATTCCGTCTCGTGTTCTTCGCGTTCTTCAAATACAGAAAACGATAGTGCGGTAGAGGATAATACAGCAGATAATAAAAGCAATGATTCCGATTATGAAGATATTGAGAACGATGAGGAAGAAGAAGAAGAAGGCAATAGCGAAGAAGAAGGCAATAGCGAAGAAGAAGGCAATAGCGAAGAAGAAGGCAATAGCGAAGAGGATGGCAACGAAGAGGATGGCAGCGAAGAAGGCAGTGAAGATGAAACCGCAATTATTACAAAAATTAAACAGTTTCCCGTCAATGTAATTGCCCTTGAATGCTGCGAGAATACATTAGATTCACTTATGAGTGAAGAAAACATCACTGCCGATATATGGGATTCGATTGTAATGCAACTCTTATTTACCCTAATTACTTTTCAAAAGACGTTTGAATTAACACATAATGATTTACATACAAATAATGTGATGTATATAAAAACTGACCAGAAGTTCTTATACTATAAACTAAACCATATTTATTATAAGGTGCCAACCTATGGTCGTATTTTTAAAATTATTGACTATGGCAGAGCAATTTTCAAATTTCGCGGTAAATTAATGTGTAGTGATAGTTATCACCAAAAAGAAGGCGATGCTGCTACCCAATATAACTGCGAACCGTATATTAATACGAATAAACCGCGGTTAGATCCTAATTTTAGTTTTGATTTATGCCGTTTAGGTTGTGCCTTGTATGATTATCTTACGGAAGAACCGAGTACGCCTATAGTTAAAATTATGATGAATTGGTGTAATGATGACAAAGGGCGTAATATATTATACAAAAAGAACGGCGAAGAACGTTACCCCGACTTTAAATTATACAAAATGATTGCGAGAACGGTACATAAACATGTACCGCTTGATGTGTTAAATAACGATTATTTCAACAAGTTTATTGTCTCGAAGAATGTGATTAAAATGGAGAAGGTAAATATAAGTATGGATTTAGACAATATACCGTGCTATACGAGTTTACCGTGTTAAAAATAACAACAATTTATTATTATAATGTATATATATAATAATAAAAAAATAAAAAATGGGTGAGACCTTTATTTATTTTTTTTAACTACTATATACTACTTTAATACCACTCGTTCAATACGAACTCGGCGCTATTGATTGCTGTTGCGCGGGCGGAAAAGAGCGCGGTTTCTTCGTGTAATGCGTCAAATGCGCGGTTGGCATTATATTCTTCGTCCTTGTGCGGTGGGGCATCATACCCCCATTCGGGCATCGCCGTGGTTGTTGCTTCAGTCTCGCCGCTGCTGCTGTCTTGTAACCGGTGCTGGTGGTGGTTTAATTTCCAGTTGATTTCTTCAATTTGAAATGCCAGTTGACTCAACGTCGATACAGTTTTACGTGTATCGCGGATATGTCGTTTTTCATATTTAAATAACCGCTGGTGTTGGTTCTCACAAATCGTCCAATACCAAGGGTCATCATACACGACGCGTGCCTGTCTCTTGACACCGAAAATGCGTTGCTGGATATTGTACGCAATTTCGTTATCATACCACACGCTGAAATACAGATAGGCCTTGTAGATGGGATAATTACGGCCCGGTTCATCCGGCACACGCACGATACTTACCTTATAAATCCAACCGATACATTGCTGGTGGAATATATCGACAATTTTTTGTTCGTCGACCCACTGCGGGAAGACCCGCGGAATTACCAGCGAGAGATTTTGATCAATGTTGAAATAACTCATTTTCGTTTATGTTTGCTTTTTGCTTGTTGCTTCTTGGAAGGGTTATCATTTCTTTTTAATGAAAAAAGTAATTCAATTTTTTTACATTTTTCATATTGGTTATGTGTTAACTATCAATTGTGGTTTTTTTTAAAAATTTTTATTATTATAAATTTTATTGCGGTGAGGAAGAAGAAGAAGAAGGCGGCGGCGGCACTTCATAAAATACGCGTCGTCCTTCTTCATCTAATTCGATTCTAAACCTGTGTCCGTTCTTATTGAAAATCGCGTAGGTGATATTATCATTGGCGCCGCCGGTTCGAAGGGTAGTAATGTATTCGCCGACATAATCCCGTTTCTCGTTCGCGTTACTAAAATAGCGGGTCAAATAAAACCGTTTGTTTTCAATTACGCGCGACCAGAAAGTAGTTTCGTAATGTCTGCCGACAATAGGATTACGCACTAATTCAACTTCCATTTTGTTGTCCATTTTGTTTTCCATTTTGTTGTCCATTTTGTTGCGTTATGCGGTACTTGTGTGTTAATTAATAATTAACATACAAAAGTAAATCAATTTTTTACATAATTTTTTTTTACAATATATTTTACACCCTTGGACATTTAAAACGCCAATTATTATATAATATTATATATAATGCCTGGGAAAAAAAGATCTGGATTAGCAAATGATAGAAAAGCGTATTCTTATACATATTATACAAATACAACACATGGATGTCCGTCTATTACAATATCTGATATTGCGACATTTAATACACCATCGTGGACGTTAAACAATAATTCAACTATTTTATTATGTCAAATATTAATCATACCTTTAGGTGCTACTTTGATAATTCCGTCAGATCTAACAATGACCGTCAATGGTACAATTACCAACAATGGCACAATTACCAACAATGGCACAGTTACTATTAATAACACAGGTATTTTAAATAACACTACCACAGGAATCATTAACAATACTTATTATCCTGTATCATATGTTGGTATAATTAACAATGCTGGAACAATTAACAACGATCATATTTTTAATAACAGTTATACTTTAAGTAGATTGAATAACAGCGGTAAATTTTACAATAATACTAGTGGTATTCTTAATAATACTTCTGGCGCAAAATTTATTAACAACAATGGTGGCGAACTTATAAATAATGGTTCAATTACAACCGGTGGGGATTTAGTGACGAGCGAAATTATTAATAATAGTGGAGGTCAAATTTATAACAATAAAAGTATTAGAATAGTCGATTATAACATCATTACCAACTACGGTACAATTACTAACAATAATAATGGATATGAATTTCGTATTGATAGTTTGGCAATATTAAATAATAATAGTGGTGGAATAATTATAAACACCAATAGTGGTGCAATTATTAATATAGGCACAGTTAATAATGCTATTGATGGCATAATTAACAATACTTTAAGTGCTACAATTACAAATTCACCTGATTCAGAAGGAACTTCTACTTTTAATAATAATGGCACAATTTATAACAACAATAGTGCCACACTTACAAATAATTATATTTTTAATAATAATGGCACAATTTATAACAACAATAGTGCCACACTTACAAATAATTATATTTTTAATAATAGTGGCACTATTAATAGTCCAGCATCTATTGGGGGTTGTGGAGTAGGAATAATCAATGGAGCAATTCAAATTACAGGAGGAAATATAAACACAGCGAATGATGCTTGTCCTCCATAAAATAACAATACTTACACTATATAATGTGTCTTCTCCTTGAATATTTATATATTTCAATAGGCGTTTTAAATGTCCAAGGGTGTAAAATATATTATACGATTTAAAACCCCGGTGCGTCAATAAATACTGACGGGACATTCACTTTTGTTAGAGCGGATGCTGCCACTGGCATTAATTCATCGATAATATACAATCCCAGAATACCACTTAAATAAACAATAATTGTATCTCTCATCATTTCTTTTATGGGTTTGTTTTCTTTAGTAACAATTCGCATTTCAGTAAACTTGAGTAACAAGTAGATGAAGGCGATAATACCTGAATGTATAAAATATTTTTCCATCTATTTATGTACTATGATTAGTAGATAATGGAAAACAATAAACGCAATTTGTATATATATATATATATATATATATGCTAAAATGCCTATATGCTAAATGTTTATTTACCCTAAAACTTCAAATTCTAAAGGAGGTAGAGTATTTATGTCAATTTTCGGTTTAGATAAATCATTTATATCGATCGCACTGAGTTTTACATCACTGCCAATAACTAATTTTTCATCCTCCTCGTCGTCATCATCATCCTCTACCACTTCTTCCTCCTCCTCATTATCTAATGATATAGGTTGAAGTGCCGGCATATCTACTACAATATCATTATTGGCAAACGTTAATTTGGGTTTAATGGTGTTAGTCACACCGGCATCGGCACTAACGGCATTCGCCGTGGCATTCGCACTAACTGCATTCGCACTAGCATTCGCCGTGGCAGCACTGGCACTAGCAACCGGTACATTATTCGTGGCGGCGGCGGTATTATCCGCAGGGGTAGGGGTGCTTACATTTACTGGGGCGGCAGCAGCACTAGCAGCAGCAGGTTTCGCCGGTTCAACAATCGGTTCTTCGACTTCTTTTACTTCGACATCTTGTTCTTCCGTTTCATCCATATATGCCCGTAATATTGTTTCAACGGGGATACTATCCCGCACGGCATTTAAAATACATTCTTTTACAATAATTTCAATCTCTCTATTATTTTTTTGTAGTTGTAGTGGCGCAATATTCTTTTCAAACAAATAAATATTAGTATACAATTTGCGAGCAGTATGTATATAAATCTTGTGAATAAAAGTCGTAACCGACGGAATATCAATATCTATTTTTTTCTGTTTTTGTCCTACGCGGATACACGTTAAGGTTTTTAATTGAATAATATGTACACAGGTAATTAATTCTTCTAAATAAGAACATCCGGTCGTTTCAATAATTCGTTGTTGTTCTGTATCTATAATTGCTTGATTCCATTTTGGAATGCGGGTAAGGAAATTTTGAAAGGTCATTAAATATTTATCTTCTTCATTATTGTCTTTACATAACTTCCACGCTTCTTCAAATATGGATTTTAATCCTTGAATAACAGCTGGTGTTAATATATTAATAATACGAACACACCATTCGTTACGTGATTCATTTAAACTTACGACGGAATAGTCATCCATTTACTTTACATAAATGCTATATTTTCTAAATCAATATTACAACGCAAAAATAAAAAAGACAAAACAAATAACATAAACAGTTTTTCATTTCTAAACTCTTTTTTAATTTTATGAAAAGTAATTAACATTTGATATTTACGTAGTTCATCAATTTCTTTATGATGTTCAATATATTTCATAATATCTAATCCACTATATCCTTTCTCATATAAAGTGCTGGATAAATCTATTAACTCGATGTAATTTATATTCGGTTCTAAGGTGGCGCTAGCACCAGCGTAAGCAGCACCAGCAGCACTCGTATCCGTGTCGGCACTCGTAACCGTGGCGGCACTCGTAACCGTGGCATTATTCACCAAAAGTGCTGTGCGAAAATATGGATCGAGTATTTTGTCAATTTTCTTTTCTTTGATAAGCGTTTTAAACGTATTTTGTAAATGGTATTTATACAAGTTCGTGTGTTTGTTATTTATAATAGGTTCCGGTACGAATATTTCGCATAACCGTGATAATATTGGTTTTAATAATTTATATTTATCGTTTACAATGATAATAAAACGGGTCGTATGACTAAACAGTTCAATACAGCGTCGTAACGCAGATTGGGCGTCGATGGTGAGTTTATCGGCATTTGATAGAATAATTGTTTTAAAATTACCATTGCCTTCTACATTTACATTCATACGTGCGAAAAACTTTAATTCGTCGCGAATAAACTTAATGCCTTTTCCGTGCGCACAATTGACATACATCACGTGCGATTTAATCATATTTTTATTATCTTTATAAATATCCTGTATAAACTCTTTTACTAATGTGCGTTTACCGCTACCGTGTTTACCGTGAAAAATAAGATTCGGTATTTTTCCGTTTGCTATAAAATAATGTAATTTCTCTTTTATTTCTTTATGAAAATCATTATTCATAACCGATAATTATAATATAAAATGACGTGTAAAATGTTTAAATCATAATTGCGCAATAAGCAAAAATTAATATATTAGTACCCCGATTGAATCACTCTCCGAAATAATGTTTGAAATATATATAAATATATAAAAATATATATTTATAATGATGTTAAAATTATATTTTTTATTATGTATTTTCACTACAACATCGGCGACAACATCCGCGACAACAAATATGAAAACGTATCCCATAAGTGTAGATACGCTAGAATATACAACTACTACAACTACAATAGCTATACCTCATAATTATTATATATATAATTATGTCATGTTAGTTTCATTATTTTTATTCATTTGTATTCTTATTGTCATTCGAACAAAATATAAACACAATTTAATAAATAATGTAGAACAACAACCGCCACTTTACATATATGAAGACCCGTCCGCAGTTTCTTCTCCACCGCCTTATATATATCAAGGACCGTCATCATTTTCTTCTCCAACTCCTATGAAAGAAATTTCTATGAATGACCCCGACGATTATGTTTCTTTATAAAAAAATAATATCACTAGTCGCAATATTATTTTTTATTGGTCTTTTTATTTAACACATCCACAACTATAAATACATCATCACTTCTGGCAAGCGAACCATTATAATATGTTTTACCATTCATTTTTATAATATTGCCCAGTGCTTTGTAGTTTATTTTTTTTTTTTGTAAAAATCTCTCTTGTTTTATCATTTTTTATAACATAAAATTTTGTTTCTGTGCTAACTACATAATGTGGTTTAGGTATTTCAATTATAAATTGTTGGTTCGATAAAGGACTGTTTATAATTTTTTTTTTTATTTTTTCGGGCATCTTTGCAAGTTTTGGTGGACTCGGCGTTTTAGATATTACTAGAGGATGTAGGCGGCGGGATTTTGTACGTTTACGTTGTAAAAGTAAAAGTTTCGCCGTCTGTCTTCGTTCATCAGA